CAGCAGAAGTTCGTCGACGCGTACGACGGGAATGGCACGGCTGCAGCTCGAGCAGCCGGCTACGCGGGGAACGACGCGACGCTCGCGCAGGTCGCCAGCGAGAACTTGAAGAAACCTGAGGTACTCGCGGCCATTCAGGCGCGGAATCAGGTTCCTGCTCAGGTTCGCGCGGCCGTCGCGCAGGCCGGGCGCATCGCCACCCGGGCGGAGCGGCAGGCCTTCTGGACGAAGGTGATGCTGGCCGACTCGGAGCGCACCACCGACAGGCTGAAGGCCGCGGAACTGCTCGGCCGCAGCGAGGCCGACTTCACCGACAAGCTGGACGTCACGGCGCGCGTCACGCTGGAGCAGCTCCTCGAGAAGGCGGGCGCGTGAGTGCCGGCGTCGAGCGGCTGCGTCGGTGGCGGGCGGACCCGCGCATCTTCGCGCGAGAGTGCCTGCGCCTCGAGCCCGACGCCTGGCAAGACGAGGTACTGGCCGCGGCCATCACCAACCCGCGCGTCGCGCTGAAGGCCAGCAAGGGCCCCGGCAAGTCGTGGCTGCTGGCGGTGCTGATGTGGTGGTTCATGGCGACGCGGCTGCACCCGAAGATCGTCGCCACCAGCATCACCGGCGACAACCTCGCCGACGGCCTGTGGACGGAGCTCGCGAAACTGCAGCAGCGCAGCGACTTCCTCAAGGCGGCCTTCCGGTGGACCGCCACGCGAATCGCTGCGGTCGACCATCCCGAGACGTGGTGGATGTCGGCGCGCACCTGGCCGAAGGGCGGCGACGCTTCGCAGCAGGCCGACACGCTGGCCGGTGTGCACGCCGACAACGTCATGTTCGTGTTGGACGAGGCGGGCGGTATCCCCGACGCGGTAGCCGCGGCGGCCGAAGGCGGCCTCGCCAACGCCTCGAAGGAGCACGGCCGCGAGGCGCGCTTCCTCATCGCCGGCAACCCGACGCACCTCAGCGGGCCGCTGTACCGCGCCTGCACGAGCGAGCGCGGGCTGTGGTTCGTCTACGAAATCAGCGGCGACCCGGACGATCCGAAGCGCGCCCCGCGCGTAGACATCGAGTGGGCCCGCGCGCAGATCGGCAAGTACGGGCGCGACAACCCCTTCGTCCTCGTCAACGTCTTCGGGAAGTTCCCGCCGTCGAGCAGCAACGCGCTCTTCGGCCCCGACGCCGTCGCCGAGGCGATGAAGCGCGTCATCCCCGAGGCCGCCTACAAGCACGACGTGAAGGTGATGGGCGTCGACGTCGCGCGCTTCGGCGACGACAGGACGGTCATCGCCCTGCGCCAGGGGCGCGTCGCCTTCACTCCGAAGGTGCTGCGCAACCTCGACACGATGCAGGTGGCCGGGCAGGTGGCGCTCGCCTTCGACAGGCACAAGCCCGACGCCATCTTCGTCGACCAGGCCACCTTCGGCGCCGGGGTGCTCGATCGCCTCGTGCAGCTCGGCTACCCGGCGCTGGGCGTTGACTTCGGCGGCAAGCCCGTCACGGACACGAAGTACGCCAACCGCCGCGCCGAGATGTGGTTCCTCATGGCGGAGTGGGTGAAGGCGGGCGGGGTGCTGCCCAACATGCCCGAGCTCGTCGCCGAGCTGACGACGCCGACGTACAAGTTCAACGAGCACAACGCGCTGCAGCTCGAGAAGAAGAGCGAAATCAAGAAGCGCACCGGCGTCTCGCCCGACATCGCGGACGCGCTGGGCCTCACCTTCGCCGCACCGGTGGCGCCGCGCGACGTGCGCGAGCTCCTCACCGCCAACGCGCGCACCGGCAAGGCCGCTGACTACGACCCCTTCCAGGAGGACTGACGATGAGTGGTGGACTTCCAAGACTTGACATCGGCGCCGGAGACTCGCGCAGCAAGAGAAGCGCGACCACCACGCCGGTTCCTGACGAAGCGACGCGCGCCCAGAATGTCGTGGCTGAACGACTGCGTGCCGCCAGGGCGACCGCGAGTTCCCAGCCCCTTGCCGCTCCGGACATCGCTGACGTCGCGCTGCGCGACGCGAGCTCGGGCAAGGTCCGGAAGGTCCGCGCAGGCAGCACGCGCGACTCCATTCTCGGCAGCGCCATGCAGCTCGCGGCGCTCCTCGGGGCCTCGATGCTGGCGTGGCTCGCCTCGCGAGGTGAGTGATGGAGACCTCGCGCAAGCAGCAGCTCCAGAAGCGCTTCGAGGCGCTCAAGGCCGAGCGTTCGACGTGGATGACGGACTGGCGCGACATCGCCGATCATATGCGGCCGCGCGCTTTCCGCGACCAGCGCAGCGACACCAACCGCTCGAGCCGCAGCAAGGGCTCGAAGATCATCAACTTCGTCCCCCTCGAGAGCGCTCGCACCCTCGCCAGCGGCATGATGACGGGCATCACCAGCCCGTCGCGCCCGTGGTTCCGCCTCACCCTGGGCGGACACCCCGAGCTCACCGAAGCCCCCGACGTGAAGGCGTGGCTGTCGAGCGTCGAGCGCGTGCTGCGCGAAGCCCTCGCGCGCAGCAACATCTACAACGGGCTGCACATGGTCTACGCGGACCTCGGCCCCTTCTGCGTCTCGGCGATGCACGTCGAGGCCGATGAGGAGGACGGCGCGCGCTGCTACGTCTTCCCGGTCGGCAGCTACTGCCTGGCGGCCAGCGCCCGCGGCAACGTCGACACCATCTTTCGCGAGGTGTCGCTCACCGTAGCGCAGCTCGTCGAGCTCTTCGGCATCGAGAGGTGCAGCGAGGCGGTGAAGCGCCATCACGAGAAGGGCGAGCTCGACCAGCGCGTCGACGTGCTGCACGCCATCTACCCGAACCCGAAGTTCAAGGCGGGCGCGCTCGGTCCCGCGGGGAAGCGCTTCCTCTCCGACTGGTGGGAGGCCAACGGCCGCGCCGAGGATGGTTTCCTGCGCGAGTCCGGCTTCTCTCGGTTCCCGGTGCTGTGCCCGCGGTGGACCCGTACCGGCGAGGACGTCTACGGCACCGGCCCCGGCTTCGACGCCATCGGCGACTGCCGTCAGCTGCAGCTGCTCGAGCGCCGTGCTGCCCAGGCGGCCGACAAGATCGTCAACCCGCCCATGTCTGCCCCGGTCGCCGCGCGAGCCACGCCCATCAGCCTGTTGCCCGGCGAGACGAACTTCGTCGACGGGCTCGGGGCAGGGCAGGCGCTGCGGCCGGCCGTGCAGATCGACCCTGCGGCGATGACCGTCTTCGAGGCGAAGATCCGCGAGTGCGAGAATCGCATCCGCAAGGCCTTCTTCGCGCACCTCTGGCTCCTCATCACGGAGCAGACCGGCCAGATGACCGCGACCGAGGTCGACCAACGAAGAGAGGAGAAGCTGCAGCAGCTCGGGGCGGTTCTCGAGGCGCTCAACGACGAGCTGCTCGACCCGTTGCTCGACCTGCTCTTCGACATCTGCATGGCCGCAGGCCTCATCCCCGAGCCTCCCGAGGCGCTGCAGGGCGTCGCGCTGAAGGTCGAGTACATCTCCATCATGGCCGCGGCGCAGAAACTGCTCGCGACCACGGGGCTGGAACGTCTCGCCGCCTTCGTGCTGCAGCTCGCTGCCGCCAAGCCGGACGCGCTCGACAAGGTGGACTGGGAGCAGCTCGTCGACGAGTACGCCGACAGCCTGGGCGTACCCCCTGCCACCGTGCGCACCGACGACGCCGTGAAGGCGCTGCGCGACGCCCGGGCCAAGGCACAGCAGCAGGCGGCGCAGATGGCCGCCTTGCAGCAGGGGGCCGAGACGGCGAAGACGCTGAGCGAGACGGACATCGAGGCGCCCAACGCCCTCACCACGATGCTGCGCGGTGTGGGTGTTCGATGAAGCCCGCAGAGCGTCAGAAGCAGAACGACGACGACATGCGCGTGCTGCTGTCGTCGCCAGCGGGCCGGCGCCTCTTCTGGCGCGTGCTGACGCAGTCGGGCCTCTACTCGAGCAGCTACGCCGAGAGCCCGACAGCCACGGCCTTCAACGAGGGACGGCGCAGCGTGGGCCTCGCCCTGATGCAGGAGGCGCAGCGCATCGACCCCGCGCGGTACGCCCAGGCACTGCGAGAGCAGCTCGACGCGGCCGAGCTCGACGCGGCCGACGCGAAGAAGCCCACGCCCGAGGAGTGACGCGGAAGCTTCCCAGCAGCGCCCGAGCCTTTCGGTCATGGACGCCACCACACCTCCTCCCGCCGCACCTGCCGCCGGCGCGACGGCTGGCAACGCGACTTCCGTCGCGGTCGCCGATCACAAGTCGGACACGCCCCTCCCTGCCGCGCCGAGCCTCGTAGACCAGGCGCTGAAGCAGGACGAGACGGCGAAGCCGGCGGACGCCAAGGCCGACGCGAAGCCGGGCGTCATCGAGCTCAAGCTGCCCGACGGGTTCGTCGCGGACCAGGCGGCCCTCGACACCTTCAAGGCGACCGCAAGCGAGCTCGGCCTCGACGCTCCGAAGGCCCAGAAGCTCTTCGACCAGTACGTCGCGCTCGAGACGGCGCGCAACGCGGCGGTCGAGAAGTCGGTCGCCGAGCAGGAAGCGAAGTGGTCCGCCGAAGTGCAGGCCGACCCTGACCTCGGTGGCGCGAAGCTCCCGGTCACCATCCGCGAGGTCCGCGCGGCCGTCGACTTCGTCGGCAAGGACTTCGGCACCCTCATCGCGAAGACGGGCTTCGGCTCGCATCCCGCGGTCGTCCGCGCGCTGGTGAAGGTCGGCCGCGCCCTCAAGGACGACTCCATCGCCGGCACCTCGAAGGCCGCGCCGCCCGCGAGCGAGCGCAAGTCCGACGCCGAGCTCTTCTACGGAACCCCCACCGCTGCAGCCAAGGAGCAGTGACGAATGTCCACCCTGAATACCAACGGTTTCTCCACCCTGCTCGACGTGGCCAAGCGGCTCGACCCCAACGGGAAGATCGCCCGCATCGTCGAGTCCCTCACCGTCGACTGTCCGCTGCTCGAGGACATGCCGTGGGTCGAGGCGAACGGGCCCGACGGCCACCTCATCACCACCCGCACGAGCCTCCCGTCGCTCACCTGGCGCAAGTACAACCAGGGCATCCTGCCGACGAAGAGCAGCACGGCGCAGTTCAACGAGGTCTGCGGCATGCTGGACGGCACGTCGAAGGTCGACGTGAAGCTGGCGCAGCGCAACGGGAACGCGGCCGAGTACCGCGCGAGCGAGGACGTCAGCTTCATCGCGTCCTACAAGCGCACGCTCGAGACGGCCTTCTTCTACTCGAGCCAGAAGACGAACCCGGAGCAGATCACCGGCCTGTCGCCGCGCCTCGACGCGCTGAGCGGCATCCCGTACAGCTCGCAGGTCCTGCCCTTCGGCGCGGCCGCGGGCAACGACTCGGCCAGCGTGTGGCTGGTGGGCTGGGCGCCGAAGAAGGTGTACGGCATCTACCCGAAGGGCTCGAAGGTCGGCCTGCAGATGCAGGACGTCAGCGGCCCCGACGGTCGCATGGTGGACGCCGGCGCGGCCGACGGCAGCGAGTTCCTCGCCTACCAGACGTACTTCAGCTGGAACGTCGGGCTGGCGGTCGAGGACGCGCGCTACGTGGTGCGCCTCTGCAACATCGACGACGACGTGCTGGCGGAGACGGGCAACGCCCTCATCCTCAAGCTGGCCGAGATGACGGAGCAGATCCAGTCGCTCGACGACTGCAAGCCCGTCTTCTACATGAACCGCCGCGTCCGCTCGTACCTGCGCAAGCAGGCGATCGACAGCACGAAGCAGAGCACCCTCGCCTACGACAGCGTGGGCGGCAAGCCGGTGCTGAGCTTCAGCGGCATCCCGATCCACCGCACCGACGCGCTGCTCAACACCGAGGCCCCGCTCGTCTGAGCGTGACGTGAAGCGGCCGGCGCCAGCTCGGGCCGGCCTCTCCTCCCACCCGCTTTCTCCGAAAGAACTCCGATGCTCGACAAGCAGAACCTCTTCAGCGACGCGCAGGCCATCACCGTCACGGCGAACTCGACCAACGTCGTGGACGCGGTCGGCGGCACCCCCGGCTTCACCACCGACACCCTGGGCAACACGCCCGACAACGACGCGGGCAAGTCGCCCGAGCTCGCCATCCTCATCACCGTGACGGAGGCCTTCACGGCCGCCGGCGCCGCGACCCTCACGGTCGCCGTCGTGGGTGACGACTCGGCGGCCCTCGCCTCGCCCACCACGCTCATGACGAGCGCGGCCATCGGCAAGGCCACCCTCGTGCCGGGCTACCAGTTCCGGCTCGCCCTCCCCCCCGGCAACGCCGCGGCCGACCGCTACCTCGGCCTCGTCTTCACCGTGGCCACGGGCCCGATGACGGCCGGGAAGATCACCGCCGGCCTCGTCCAGCGCGGCTCGCGTCCCACCGCGCCGGGCGTCTTCAAGTAACCGACGTCGCCGCCTCTTCTGGTGTGGGTCTCGGAGGCGGCACCCCGCGGGGATTGTCCCCGCGGGTGCAGTTCAGCGGGGTGGAGCAGCGGTAGCTCGCCAGGCTCATAACCTCGGAGGACGCTGGTTCGATTCCAGCCCCCGCTATTCACGCAGCACCCGAAGGAGCACGCATGGCACCCACTCCCCCGAAGCAGACCGAGCTCTCCAACCCCGAGGCCGCCGTGCGCGCGGCCAACGAGGCGAAGGAGAAGGCGGAGCGCGAGCTCGCCGCCGCGCAGCGGACCATCGCCGAGATGCAGGCGCGTGACCTCTCGAAGACGCAGGCCGGCGTCGCCGCGCGCAACACGGTCGCCCCGGGCCCGCTCCCCGAGCAGTTCAAGGGCGTGAAGAAGTACCGCCTGCGCGTGCCGCACTACCGCCAGGGGCTCTACTTCGCCGCCGGCGACATCATCACCGTCACCGACGAGCGCCCGTCGAAGACGTGGGTCCCCGTCGAAGAGCGGCAGGTGACGCAGATCGTCGAAGTCGAACCCACGCCGAGCGGCCGCGCGGCCGATCAGCAGGTCTGAGAGGAAGCTGAACCGCCATGCCCGCCGTCACGTCCGAGCACCAGGTCGCGAACCTCGCTCTCGGGCTCTGCGGGCAGCGGCAGCTCCTCGACTCGCTCAACGAGGACACCACCGAGGCGCAGATGGCGAAGGCCTACTTCGCCTCGACGCGCGACGAGCTGCTGCAGTCCTTCGCCTGGCGCTTCGCGACGAAGCGCGCGGTGCTGGCGCTCAGCACTGAGGAGCGGGAGGGGTGGCTGTACTGCTACGTCGCCCCCAACGACATGCTGCTCGAGGCACCCCTGCGCATCTGGGACGGCGACCGCGAGCCCGGGTCGGGTGGGCGCATCCCCTTCACCATCGAGCTCAACGACGCGGGCGACGGGCACCTCATCCTCACCGACGAGGCCGAGGCGGAGCTCATCTACACCCGCGCCGTCACCACCGTCGCTCTCTGGCCGCCGCTCTTCGTGAAGGCGGTGGCCGCGCAGCTCGCCGTGTACCTCGCGAGCGCGCTCCCTGTGAAACCCGAGCTGGCGCGCGGGCTTCAGCCGTCCGCGACGCTGGCCCTGCAGCGCGCCGCGGCGGCGAGCGCCAACGCCACCCAGCGCGACGAGGCCGCCGACTCCGAGTTCATTCGTGAGAGGTGAGCCGTGCCCAGACAGACGAGCTTCGCAGCGGGCGAGCTGAGCCCCTTCCTGTACGGCCGCACCGACCTCGAGCTCTTCGGGCACGGGGCGCGGAAGCTGCTGAATTTCGTCGTCAACCGGCAGGGTGCAGCGGTGTCGCGCCCGGGGACGAAGTGGGCGTGGGACGCGCCCTCGAGCTACATCACGCTCATCCCCTTCCTGCATGCGTCGGGGGAGTCGTACGTGCTGGAGCTCACGCACCTCAAGGTGCGCATCTTCACCGCGCGAACCCTCAACATCGTGCAGGAGCTGGCGACGCCCTTCCAGTCGGGTGACCTCGGCGAGGTGCAGTGGGCGCAGGTCGGCAGCGTGATGGTGCTGACGCACTTCCGGCGTGGGGCGCAGGAGCTGGAGATCGGCTCCGTCGCCACCATCAACCCGGTGCGCTACGCGCCGAAGGGCGACGTCGCGGGCGGCGCCGCGCTCGAGGCCGCATTCCCAAGCATCGGCGGCAACCCACCGGCGCTCCCGGTGATCATCCGGTGGGCAACCACAGCGAGCACGACTCCCTACCTCGACGGCTCGCTCGCGCCGCGGGAGTGGAAGTACAAGGTCTCGACGCTCCTGCAGCACAACGTCACCGGGGAGATCATCGAGTCGTTGCCGCGCGACATCACGCAGTACGTGATGGGAAGCGCCATCGACGGCTCCATCACCGGGACGGCCGCACCTCTCACGAGCGACTTCCACTCGCTGTCGCCGGAATCTCCCATCTACATCGAGCCAGGGCTCGGCACGGCAGTAACGCCACCGTCGAACTGGACGCCCATCGAGAACCTCTACTACCGCGGCCGCGGCTCGCTCTTCGGTTTCATCGGCCGCTGCGCTACCAACGCGCGCTTCGCCGACTTCGGCGTCGACCCCGACTACGAGACGCCTCCCCTGCGCGGCGACTCTCCCTTCGCGACCGGCGAGTACCCCGCGGCCGTGGCCTTCTTCCAGCAGCGCCGGGCCTTCGCGGGGCCGAGCTCCCGCTTCGTCGCGTCGGCCGTCGACGACTGGGCCAACCACGACGAGCCCATCATCAACTGGCCCGGACAGCCGCTCGCCGCGACACTCGTCAACCGCCGCCGCGAGCGCATCGTCAGCCTCGTCGCGCTCGAGCACCTGCTGGCGCTCACCGATACCTCCGTGTGGGCCATCGGTCGCAACGACGTGCCGCTCGACTTCGATACCTTCTCGAGCGTCATCCGTGTGGTGGACGAGGTGGGCGCCGACCCGCTGATGCCCCTCGTCGTCGACAGCGCCGCGCTGTACGCGCGCGCCCAGGGCCGCGGCGTCCGCGCGCTGCAACTCGGCCAGTCGGGCAGCTTCGATGGTTCCGACATCAGCTGGCACGCGGAACACCTCTTTCGCGGCGGGAGCCAGTCGCCGGCGGCGACGTGGGTCTCCTCGCGCCTCATGTCGTGGTGCTTCCAGCGCGAGCCGTGGGGCGCCGTGTGGGCCGTGCGCAGCGACGGGACGCTGCTCTCGTGCACGCGCACCGGCCCCTCGACGTGGGCATGGGCGCGCCACGACACCGCGGGCGACAAGGTCCTCTCCGTCTGCTGTGTCCCCCGCAACGAGTCGGCGGGCGGCTACGGCGGCTGGGAGGACGTCTTCATCGCCGTGCAGCGAGGAGGGACGACGCGAGTCGAGCGCCTCACCCCGGGCGACATTCGCGGGCAACCGCTCTACGCCAGCGACGAGGACTACAACGGCAACGCCATCGGCGCCGAGCAGTTCAGCTACCCGGTGGACAGCTACGTCACCTGGCTGGTGACGAAGTCGACGGGCAGCGCGGTGGCCGGGCTCTCGCACCTCGAGGGGCGAGAGGTGTGGGCGTCGTGCCCGGGCGTCGACCCGGCCGGCCCCTTCACCGTCGTTGGCGGCACCATCACCACGCCGGCGGGGTGGGGCCCCACCGGGGCCACCACCTTCTATGCCGCCGTCGGCCTGCCCTACACCTGCGACCTCGAGACGCTCGACGTCGCGCCGGGCGACACGCGCCAGAAGACCGTTGTCAGCGTCGGCTTCGAGGTGGACAGCGCGGCGGGCCTCGAGGTGGGCGAGGACTTCGAGCACCTCGTGCCGTGGCGCCAGCGCACCGTCGTCGACTCATATGACTTCCCGTCAGCGGCGTCGGCGCTCGTCGTGGTGATGGTGAAGGGCACCTGGCGGCGCACCGGTCGCGCGGTGCTGCGTCAGGCGAAGCCGTTGCCGGTGACGGTGCTGGGCATCACCCGCGAGCTCGACGTCGGAGGGAAGTGACATGAGCAACCTGATCGAGGCGATGTTCCAGTTCGGCGTGCAGGCCACGCAGGGCGGGCTGGAGCAGGATGCCGAGCGCGACGCCCTCGTCGACAACCTCGAGTCCATCTACAAGGCGCGCGCGAACGCGGCGATGCAGGAGGTCGACGCCCTTCGGCAGGGCGCCACCGAGGCCGGACGCATCAGGATGGGCGGCTCTGCCCTCGAAGGTCAGCAGCGCATTGCCTTCGCGATGGGTGGCGTCGACGCGACGTCGGGTACGGCCGCGCAGACCATCGCCTCGAGCCGCCTCATGTCGGAGCTCGACGTCTCGACGTCGCTCAACAACGCGCGGCGGCAGGCGCTCGGCCACCGCATCACGCAGGACAACCTCACGAAACAGGCAGAGGCCGAGGTGCGCAACTTCAAGACGCGCCAGGCGAAGCGGACGGGTGACCTCGTCGCCGCCGGGGCTTCGGTCGTGGGCGAGGCGATCAGCATGGGCATGGGCGGCGGTGGTGGCGGCTTCGGTGGTTTCGGAGGTGGCAAGTGAGAGTCCCCACTCTGCAGGCGCCGCGCGTCGGCTCAACGGACCTTCCATCGGTGAGCCCTCAGCTGCGCGCACCCGACGGCGCAGCGAGCGCCCTGGTGGGGGCTGTGGGCCGGGGGATGACGAAGCTCGGCGAGGCGGCCGACAACGCCATCGACTCGCAGCAGGCTGCCGTCGCGAAGGCGCGCCGAGAGGCCGCGGCGCTCTCCGAGACCGACAAGCTGCTCGAGCAGCAGGAACGCGCTCAACGTCGCCTGCGGGGCGCCAGCGGCTCGCGGGCGCGCATCGACGACGCCTTCGACGGCATCGACACGTCGAAGGGAGGCTTCCTCGCCTCGCGCGGCCTGAAGGCCTCCGAGGGCAGCGCCGACATCATCGACGCGCTCGAGAAGGACCAGCAGGAGATCGCCGCCACCATCGCCGACCCAGAGGCCCGCGCGCGTTTCGCGGTGAAGTCGAGAGAGCAGCTCCTCGCCTACCGGAAGCAGGTCGAAGAGCACGCGTCGAAGGAGTTTGAAACCGCAAAGGCCGAGACGATGAAGGCTCGCATCGGGCAGGCCATCGGCATGGCGAGCGCCGGCGTCCCGGACTTCGATGCGTGGCACATCATCTCGAAGCAGACCGAGTCGGCCATCGACGAGCTCGCGCCCTCGCCCGAGGTGGCCGATGCGCAGAAGGCGGCCTTCCGTTCCGAGAATGGGTTCGCCCTCGTGCAGGGGCTGTTGGCCCAGGGGCGCGTCGACGAGGCGAAGCAGTACGTCGAGCAGTTCCGCCCCGACCTCGCGAAGCGGTACGTCGACGCGAAGGCCCTCGTTGACCGCGCGGGCGCCGGCGCCGAGAAAGACCGCGTCGCCGGGCAGATCGCCGGGCTGGTCGACACCACGGCTGAGGCGGTGCGCACGCCCGACGGCTACGTCACCGAGGAGGAGCTGCGCAAAGCGGTGCGCCCGGAGGGCTACGAGGGGCAGCAGCGCGACCAGGTTGAGGCGGAGATTCGCCAGCGGGCGCAGGCCGAGCGCGCGAAGTTCAAAGCCGACGGCGACAAGCACCGAGACAACGTCAACCGCTCGGACCTGCCGGGCAACGCGCGCGCCGGAGAGTCGGAGCTGTGGCTCGAGAAGTACGACCCCGACTTCCTGCTTGCGCGGCAGGCCCGGAAGCGCGCCGAGTTCCGTGCGTGGAAGGCCTCGCAGGGCGACGCGAAGGGCAAGGCGGCCGAGGCGAAACTCCAGAAGGCCGTCGATCAGGAGTTCATCAACCGGCTCGCGACCGAGCTGATCAACGACCCGGCGACGAAGCCCGACGACTTCCTCACCACCTTCATCGCCGAGAAGGCGAAGGAGGGCGACGACGTGACGGTCTCCGACGTCGCTCGCGCCCGGGCTGGCCTCGACGCGGCGAAGGCCGGGAAGAAGGCCGAAACCGCCGAGGGCGTCACCGAGCGCTCCGCCGCGGCTCGCTTCGAGAAGACCCTCGGCGCGGCCTTCAAGCAGAAGGGGAAGCCGCTCGATCAGAAGCTGCTCAACGAGCGCGTGGGGCGTGCGCTGTCGGTGTACCGGGACCGCGTCGAGGCGAAAGGCAAGCCGCTGGATGAGGCCGAGCTCGCCGGCATCGAGGCCGAGCTGCTCCGCGAGGTGACGGTGACGGAGCCCGGGCGCTTCTGGGGCACCAACGAGGTCAAGAAGAAGGCGATCGACGTCATCGCCGAGCCGGCGCCGGCCGCCCCGTCGGCACCGGCGAAGCAGGTGAAGAGCTACGTCGTTTCCCCGGACAAGAAGCAGCGCCGCCCGCGCTACAGCGACGGCACGCTCGGTCCCCTTGAGCAGGTGCCCTGATGGCTGGCGATCCGATTCCCGAAGGCTGGACCGAAGAGCCTGTTGGCGGAGAAGAGGCAGTGCCCGCGGGGTGGACGGAAGAGCCGGTCTCGCCCGCGGCGGTGTCTACGCCGGTGCCGCGTGACGTGGCGCCGTCGATCACCGGCTTCACCGCGGACGACGTGGCGACCGACGCGCAGCTCGGCGACCGCACGTCGAGGCACACCCGCCTGCGGCTCGCGTTCGACGAGTCGCGGCGGACGAGCGAGGACGACGCGGCGACGACGCTGGCCGTCGCGAAGCAGCTGGGCGTGCCCTTCGACACCGTGCGGAAGAACCTCCCGGCCTTCAAGGAGACCGCAGCGGCCGCGTCGTGGGACCCGGCGGAGTGGGAGACGAAGAACCCAGAGCTCGCGAAGCTGGTGCTCACCAATCCGGAACTCGGTCCCCTGGTGATGCGCAGCAAGGAAACCGGCCCTCTCGTGCGCGCCTTCCGCGCCGCCGGCGACTGGATCCAGGACGCCTACCAGAAGTCGCTCGAGGGGACGCCTGAGCAGGTGGCGGCTGAGCAGGCGAGGGCGAGGGAGTTCGCCATCGTCCCCGGCACGGAGGACATGGCCGCGGCGGGCGTGACGCCGCTCACCCCCGAGCAGGTGGCCGAGCGCGAGAGGCAGAGGGCGAAGCGCGACGCCCCGAAGCTGGCGCTCGAGCGCGACGACCCGAAGGCGCAGCTCGTGCGCGACGACACCAGCTTCGGAGGGCGCATCCTGCTGCTGGGCCTGCGCGCGGCCGAGACGAAGAGGGCGCTCGACCTGTCGCGCAAGCAGGTGCGGCTGATGCTGGCCGAGAACAACGTCACGTTGCCGTTCTCCGAACAGGTCGATGCGGCCGAGCTCGCCGCCGAACTGCACGACGCGAAGCTGCAGAACACCCCCCGCGCCTACGGCGACGACTCGGGGCTCTTGCGCGACGTCACCGAGGGACTGCAGGGCGCTGTTTCGACGGTCGACGTCGGCGCCGACGCCCTCAAGGGTGCGGGGCTCGCCGGCGGCGCGGGTGCTGTCGGCGGCGCCGTCATCGGTGGGCTGGTCACGAAGACGCCCGCCGGGGCTCTCGAAGGGGCGTCCATCGGCGCGCGCACCCTCGGCGGAAAGGGCGCACAGGCCGGCGCTGCCCTCTCGGCGATCCAACTCGAGACGGGCGCGTCGTACGAGTCGCTGCGCGACCTGGTCACCGACAAGCACCAGAAGCTCACCCCGGCCGAGGCTATGGGTGGCGCGGTGGTGCAGGGGCTCATCAAGGGCGGCCTCGAGTTCGTCTCCTTCGGGCAGTCGACGAAGGTGCTGAAGCAGGCGCTGCCCTCGCAGATCACCGGGCTCATCACGAAGGACCCGACCTTCCGCGCGCTCCTCGGGCGCGTGGCGGCCGAGTACGGCAAGAGCGTCGCGACCGAGGGCATCACCGAAGGACTGCAGGACGCGGTCGAGCAGGTCGGCGACTACGTGCAGGCCAGCTTGAAGGACGACGCGCTGCAGGCGAAGGGGTACGACCCGACCCGCGGCCTTGAGGCGGTGCAGGGCGGCATCGCCGGCGCGGTGCTCTCGGGCGGCGTCACCTCGGGTCTCGCGCTCGTCACCACGCGCACGTCGACCGCGCGCGCGGAAATGGCTGATCGCCAGGTGGGGCCGCTGCTCGAGCTCGCTCAGCAGACGGCCGTGAAGGCAGCGCCCGAGGCCTTCGCGCAGCTCATCGCCGAGGCATCGGCCGAAGGCGGGCACGCGCCCCTTGCGGCGCTGCACGTCGACGCTCACGCGGTCGTGAAGTACTTCCAGGAGCAGGGGTTCGACGGGCAGGCCACCAGCGCGGCGGTCGCCGAGTTGCTGGGCCCTGAGGCGCCGGCGAAGCTGCTCGACGCGGCCGCGAGCGGCGGGAAGCTCGAGGTGCCCGTCGAGGCGGTGCTCGCGAAGTGGGGCTCGAGCGAGGTGGGGAAGGCGCTCGTCGACGACACCACGACGGACCCGACGGCGCTCACGCCGCGCCAGCGGACCGAGCAGCAGGCGGAGATCGACGCGCAGGCCGAGGTCATCGCGCAGGACGTCGAAGCGAAGGCGACCGAGGCAGAGCTGCTCGCCACTCGCACCCGCGAGCTCGAGCAGCAGCTCGTCGAGACCGGGCAGTCGAAGCAGGCGGCGAAGGCCGGGGCCGCGCTCGTTCGGGCCTTCATGGCGACGCAGCAGTCCGACTTCGGCAAGGCCCTCTCCGAGGTCTTCCCAGCGACGCCCGTCGCCGTCGCGAAGGGCGATGAGATGTCCGTCGGCGCAGACGCGATGGCTCAGCTTCCGACCGAGACGCTCACCAAGCGGGCCGCCGCCGTCGACGCTCAGACGCGCGCGACGGAGCTCTTCATCGACCCGGTGTCGGGGCTGCGCAACCGGCGCGCCTGGGACGAGTCCCCGCGCAAGGCTGGCGCTCAGGTTGCCGTCATCACCTCGCCCGACATCAAGGCGCTCAACGACGACCCGAAGGGCGGCCACGACACGGCCAACGAGCTGCTCCGCCTCATCGGCGGCGTGCTGGGTGGCGTCGACGCCGAGGCTGCGCGCTCGGGGACGAACTTCCTGCTGCACGCGAAGAACCGCGAAGAGCTGCGCGCCGCGGTGAACGCCGTGCGCGCCGTGCTCCCGCAGGGCCTGACCGTCGTCGGCGCCGTTGCCCCCACCGTCGACGACGCCTTCACGAAGCTCGACGCCGTCACCGGCGAGCAGCGCGCGAGCGGGAAACTCCTCGAGCGAGGGAAGACGGCCTTCGACCTTTCGTCTCTTGGACCGGAGACCTTCGCGGCGGCGAAGCCTGCGACCGCGAACGTCGGCGCCGAGCTGCTCGCTCGGGCAGAGAAGACGACGGGCGAGGCCTTCGCGCGCGAGGCGTACTTCGACCGCGACGTGCCGGGAGTGCTGTCGAAGACGGGCTTCGACGCAGTCGGGGAGCGCGCGTGGGTACTGGCCCTCGACCTGCGCGGCCTGAAGCTCATCAACGAGAGGTACGGCAAGGGGAAGGGGAACGAAATCCTCCGCGCCTTCGGCGAGACAGCCCAGGCCATCAGCGGTGAGGCCGTCGCTTTCGCCCACCTCAGCGGCGACGAGTACGCGGCGAAGCACGACAACCGCGCGGAACTTGAGGCCTTCGTCGAGAAGCTGCGCGCGGCCTTGTCGGCGGCTGTCGTACCTGCCACCATCGACGGCGAGCGGGTCGAACTCGTCCCCGACTTCCGCGAAGGCATCGGAGAAAAGACCTATGGCGCAGCCGACCGAGACCTCAACTCCCGCAAGCGAGCAGAAGCCGCCGCGGCGAATGACGTTCAGCGAGTTCGCGGACCTGATGGAACAGCGCCCGGGCGCGAAGGTGGAGATCGGCGAAGTGAAGTGGCCGACGCCGGAGCAGGCGCCCAAGAAGTAGCCCGCCTCGCGCAGGACGATCTCCAGGCAGTCCTCGACTCGGCTGCAGCAGCTGGAGTGAAGCTCGACGTCAGCGAGACGCGCGTCATCACCGTCTCTCGCATCGTCGTACCCGAAAGCGCTCGCGGGCAGGGGATTGGAACGAAGGTGATGAAGGACCTGATCGCCTACGCCGATCGAGTCCGCAAGCCCATCGCACTGACGCCGTCCAGCGACTTCGGCGGGTCGGTCCCTCGCCTGAAGAAGTTCTACAAGAGCCTCGGCTTCATCGAGAACAAAGGCCGGGCGCGCCTGCAGTCGGTCAACGACTCGATGGTGCGCCCTGCGCCTCCCGGATCGCCGGTCGTCTATCAGGACACCAGCACCACCCCGAAGGGCTACACCGAGTTGCCCGCGGGGCGCGCGCTGCAGTCGACGATCCGCGTCTTCCTCAACAAGTCGGCCGACGTCAGCACGGTCATCCACGAGAGCGGCCACGCCTTCCTCGAGCAGCTCTTCGACCTCGCCGAGCGTCCCGACGCGCCCCAGCGCACGAAAGACACCGCGGCCGCTGCGCTCAAGGCCCTGGGCGTCGAGTCGCGCCGTGAAGTGAAGCGGGAGCAGCACGAGAAGTTCGCCCGCGCCTTCGAGAAGTACGTCTTCGAGGGGCAGGCCCCCAGCTCCGCCCTGAAGCAGGTCTTCGCGCGCTTCACCCGCTGGCTCGTCTCGGTCTACCGCACGCTGGCCGGCATCCCCGGCGCCGAGCTCAGTGCCGAGCTGAAGCCCGTCTTCGACGCCATGCTGGCGACCGAGGACCAGCTTGCAGCCGTGCGCCGGCGCGAAGGGCAGCCCCTCACCGCGAAGCAGCTGGGCGTCACCGAGCAGCAGCGCGCCGAGCAGCTCGAGCAGGAAGCCGACGACTACACCGAGGGCAGTGCCCGCGCGCAGCTCGCCGCAGTGAAGGACGCTCTTCGTGCGCGCGAAGCGTGGTGGAAGGCGGGCCTGAAGAAGCTCGAGGTGAACTTCGCCGACGAGTACGAGCAGCTGCCCGCGCGACGTGCGCAGCGGCTGATCAGCGGCGAAGAGACGGGCGAGGCGATGGTGCTCGACCGCGCGGCCGTGCAGGAAGTCATCGGGGACCTGAAGGTGCCGAGCCTGCGCACCGCGGAGACGGGCGGCGTGCGCCCCTCATTCGTCGCGGAGCTGGCCGGCTACGCCTCGCCCCGCGCCATGCTGGCCGATCTCGCCGGCCTTCGCCCGAAGGAGACGTGGGTACGCGCCCAGGCAGACGCCGCGATGCGCCAGCTGCACCCGGGCATCCTCGACGACCTCACGAAGTTCCGGGCGCTGCTCTCCGACGGCCTGCGCGGCGCCACCGAGAAGCGGCTCGAGCGAGAAGTGCAGGGCCTGCCCCGCGAGGCGCTGAAGCGAGCGGCCGAGAAGCTGGTCGAGCGGCGCGAAGTCGGCAAGCTGCAGCCCGGCCGGGCGTTGGGGCAGCAGCGCCAGGCTGCCGCCGCGAAGGCGCGCGCGATGATGAAGGGCGACATCGCGGCGACCCGCGACGCGGCTCACGCCGAGTTGCTCAACCACTACCTGCACCACGAGCTGAAGGCGGCCGCAGAGCAGGTGGGCAAGGTCGAGGACCTCGCGAAACGCCTCGGCAAGGTGTCCGCTCGCGAGCGCCTGGGCAAGGCCTCGCCGGCGTACCGAGACGCCGTCGACTTCGTGCGCGGGGCGTTCGGGTTCGGCGACCCGACGGACCTCGACGCCGGCAGCCTCGACGCGGCGGTCGCGCAGCTCGAGGGCGACGCCATCACCATCGGCGACCCGGAGTGGCTGGCTCCCGTGCGCGCTGCGCTCGCGAAGGGCGACTACCGGAAGCTCACCGTCGCCCAGCTCGGGCAGGTTCGCGACGCGCTCAAGATGATGGAGGCAGGCGCCCGGCAGCGCACCGAGGTGCTGGTCGATGGCAAGAGCCAAGACTTCGACTCGACCATCCGAGCGCTGATCGCTGAGGCGGAGTCATACCTCCGCAAGCAGCCTCCCAAGCGAGAGAAGCACGCACAGGGGAAGGCGGAGCGTGCCC